CTTCTGTCTTCACTGAACCCGCCACCACCACCATCAGACCCGCTACGTCCGATGACCTGCCTTGGCTTATCGAGCAGGTCCGCGAGTTCGCAAAGTTCAATAACACCAAGTTCTTCATCTTTCCCTCTGAAGAGAAAGCCCGGGCTGGCCTGATTCGCATGATGGAAGGCCACTTCATGCGGATTGCTGAGAAGGATGGCAAGTCGGTCGGATTCATCGCGGCGTGGTGGGTCATGCACCCCTACAACGATGAGCTACCCCTGCTATCCGAAACCTTCTGGTGGGTCGCTCCCGAGCATCGCCAGGGACGCGCCGGCCTAATGCTGCTGGACGAGTTCGTCGCCTTCGCCAAGGAGCATGTGAAGTGGGCAACATTCTCTCTCTTGGAAAACAGCCCCGTGAATGAGCGTGTGCTGCTCAAGCGCGGCTTCCGCAAGCACGAAACCGCCTACCTTCTGGAGATTGAGTGATGGCCGTTCTTACCTCCACAGCACTCCTTATCGCGGCTGGCGTGTCGGCCGCCGCTGCCGCCGGTACGACCATCGCCCAAAGGAACGCTGCCAGAGACGCGAGGATTGATCAGAGCCACCGGCTGGATCAGGCGAAGCAGGATGAGGAGAACGCCAAGATCCAGAAGGATACCGCGACCGCCGCCCGTGCCGCCCGTGCCCAGCAGCAGGCCCTTGCCGGCGGCGGCTATCAGAGCACCATCGGCACGTCTCCTCTCGGCCTCTCTGGTGGCGCTGGCACCAGCATGTCCCCTACGAAAGAGAAGCTCGGCGAATAGATGGCCGTACTGACCAACAAGAAGAAGCGCGACCTGCTCATCGAGGAGCTTAAGCAGAACAGGAGCTCCTACGAAACGGTGTGGCAGGAGATCGGGCAGTACGACCTTCCTGAACGCCTGCGGCTCAACCTCACCGATCAGAACCGTGGCGACCGGCGGAATTCCACGATCTACAACTCGACCGTAATCGAGTGCGTCGAGACGTTCGAGTCGGGGCTCATGACGGCGGCGACGGATCCCTCGAGCCGCTGGTTCAACCAGACGGTTGCCGGTGACCGCGAGCGTGCGGAGTTCGGCCCGGCCAAGCGATACCTCGATGGCCGCACGCAGATCATCCTCGACCAGATCGACGCCTCGAATATGTACCAGTCGCTCCCGACGGGCTACGGGAACGAAGCTGTCTTCGGCATCTTCGCCATGTCCATTGAGGAGGTCATGGGCAAGGTCGGAATCCACACCCGCATCTTTGCTCCCGGCTCCTTCTGGATCGGCCAGGACGACGAGGCGAACGTCCACACGTTCTACACCGAGCACCGGATGACGGTGCGGCAGATCTACGACCGCTTTGGCAAGCGCGGCGACTTCTCGCTCCACCTGAAAGACCTCATCGACAAGGCCAACTGGGAAGAGTGGGTTGACGTTGGACGCCTCATCGCGCCGAACGAGGAGTACAAGCCCGGCTCGCCGCTCGCACGCTACATGCCGTTCAAGTCGTGCTGGTTCGAGATCGGCACCTCTGGCCGTCAGAGCAACTACAAAGTCGGCGGCGAGTACGACGAGATGTATCTCTCCGAGGGCGGGTTCGAAGATTTCCCCGTCATGGTGGGTCGGTGGTCGCTCACCGAGGGCGACGTCTATCCGAACGAGTATCCCGGCCTTCGCTCACTGGGGGATACCAAGTCCCTCCAGATCGGCGAGAAGCGCAGCTGGCAGGGCATCGAGAAGCTTATCAACCCACATTGGCTCGCGCCGGAATCCCTTCGCGGCACGATGGATCACGGATTCTTGCCCGGCGGAACCTCCTACGTCCCGCTGGGCGGCGAGTTCGGCAAGCAGATCATGCCGGCTCATCTCATGGATCCGCGCTACATCCAGCCGCTCGAGGAGAAGATGCGCGGCATCGAGGCCCGCGTCAAAGAAGCGTTCCACTACTCGACGTTCCGCACGTTCGACAGCATCGAGGACCGGCCGAACCGCACGGCTACCGAAGTGATCGAGCGCAAGGCTGAGAAGCTGCTAACGCTGGTGAAGATGTACACCAACCTACAGCGCGGCGTGCTTAGGCCAGCGCTCGCCCGCATCGACGCTATCTGCGAGAAGCAGGGGATGTTCGAGCAGCTGGGCCCGCCGCCCGAGGCGCTGGCGAACCACTTCAAGGACTACACGTTCAACGGCGTCCTTGCCCAGGCGCAGCGCATGAACCGCGTGCAGCCGAATCAGACCATCGTCCGCATGGTGGCGGAACTCGCCGCCGCCACTCCCGACGACCAGAGCATCTGGGACAAGATCGACCGCGATCAGGCGCTCGATGTCATCGCGACCGACATGGGATGCGATCCCTCCATCATCCGAAGCGACGAGGACGCGGAAGCTCGGCGGGCGCAGCGGGCCCAGCAGCAGCAGCAGGCGCAGCAGATGGCGCAGATGGAGCAGGCGTCAAAGGTGGCCGGGAACCTCGGCAAAGCTCAAGTGACTGAAGATACCGCGCTCGGGAAGTTGGTGGGCGCTTGATCTGGGCTAGTGCGCGTCTCGCGCTAGCCCTTCGCACGTTGTTGGGCGCACGATAGCCGCCCCAAATTGAGAGAGGCAGGAACAGATGGCTAAGGGAATGAAGGTGTTCGACGTCGCTACCGGCTCCGGTCGGCTGGCGAGTGGTGGCGGCATGGTCGCCGTGTCCGGCGCTGGCGTCACGCTGATGGATACGAACACGTCCCAGACCGCGACGAACAAGACGTTTACGAACGCGACCATTTCCGGCGCGGGCACGGTTCACACGAACACGCCCATCAACGTTGCGACTCTCGCGGGCGCGGGTACTACCGCTGCCGACGCCGCCGCGATCAACACGGCGTATCCCGCGATGATCCTGGCGACCGGCGGCAACAACTCGGTTGGCATCATCCTTCCCGTTGCGGTGGCTGGAATGCGCTACGTCATCAAGAACGATGACGCCGCGAACGGCGTGATGAAGGTCTATCCGCAGGTCAACAGCAAGATCAACAGCACGGCGAACACGGCGCTTTCGATGGCCGCGAACACCTGCTGCGAGTTCGTCGCGTTCAACTCGACCTGTTGGGTCACGAACAAGGTTCCGTGCTAGAGGCCAATGGCTAAGAGCGCGAAAGAAGTCCGAGAGGAAGAGATCGGCGACGTGTTCAAGGCGATGTCACACCTCGAATCGCGCCGCCTCATTCGTCGCATTATCGCGAACTGCGGCGTATTCCTCTCGGCCTTCCGCGCTCGCCCGAACGTGCGTCCGGAGGACTACGTCGTCTTCAACGCCGCGCAGCGCGAAATCGGCCTCTGGCTTCAAGAAGAGGCCATGAACGCAAACCCTGAAATGTTCATCCGCATGAACAGCGAGGCCATCGCCCAGAAGGCCTTGGAGGCTGCTGAATGAACCCTGACACGCATTTCCATTCTTACGACGGGAGGCTTCTCTGATGGCTCGACTCCTTCTTGACCCTGCGGTTGCGGACAAACCCGCTGGCGCTCCCGCCAGTCCGGTAGCGGCGTCACCCACTCCTGCCGCTCCTCCTGCGGCACCGGCACCCGCTACCAAGACGGAGAGCGCCAGCCCTTTCGCTCCCACTGCTGAGCCCGCCAAGGCGTCCCCTTGGATGGCCGCGCCTGAGCAGAAGGCCGAGGACAAGAAGGATCCCGCCGCCCAGAAGGCTGAGCCAGAGAAGAAAGCTGAACCTGAAAAATTCGACCTGAAGGTACCCGAAGGCGCGGCGATGGATGCCGCCGCTTTGGCGAAGTTCGAGTCCTCGATGAAGGAGCTCGGATTTGACGCCAAGCAGGCGCAGAAGATCCTCGAGCGCGATCTTGCGGCCCAGAAGGCATCCCACGAGGAAACGCTTACCTTGCTCCGGAAGCAGGACGCTGAAGGGGTCAAGGCGTTGCAGACCTCCTGGGGGACGAAGTTCGCGGAGCGCAGCGAGACGGTGAAGCGTGCCTTTGACTACGCGGATCCTGACGGCTCGTTCCGCAAGAAGTTGGGGGATTCGTATCTCGCCAACAACCCGGACCTTATCAGCTTCGTCGAGAAGTTCGGCCAGCTGATGAAGGAGGACAGTATCGCCGCCGGGCCAAATGCGGCCAAGGCTGGCAAGGACAACAGACCCCTCGCTGAACGCAGTAAGGACGCTTTCAGCGAGTTCTTCAAGAAAGGGAAATAGGCATGTCGACTCTGAGCGGAAACACCCTTACGCTCGGTGACATCATCCGCCGCTCCAACCAGAACGGCGTGATTCAGGTCATCGGCGAAACCATGGATCAGTTCAACGGCATTCAGAAGGACTGTCCCTTCACGGAGGGCAACCTTCCCGGTGGCCATCAGTCCACGTATCGGTCGAGCCTGAACACGTGGTCGACCATCGACCCGAACGGCACGGGCACGACCTCCAAGAGCACGACCGGACAGAACCTCGAGTCCGTCGAGTACATGCAGACCATCGTCGAGGTTCACGAACTGGTCGCGAGCTACGGCGGCGACCCCTCGGCCAAGCTGTCGTCGGAGAGTCACTCCGCGATGGAAGGCGGGGCGCAGACGCTTTCCAGCCGCCTCATCTCGGGCAACGGCCTGACCACGCCCGGACAGATCACGGGCCTCGCGGCTCGGTACAACTCGCTGACCACGGGCAACAACATCCGCAACGTCATTGACGGCGGGGCGCTGGCGGGTCAGACGGACTGCATGTCGGTCTACATGATCGACTGGGGTCTGGACAAGGTTCACGGCTTCTATCCCAAGGGCTCGTCCGGTGGCATCACCGTCGAGAACCTGGGCAAGCGCGTGAAGGACGTGTCCTCGACCGCGCAGCAGCTTGTCTACACGGTCTACTACAAGCTCGGCTTCGGCCTGGCGGTTGAGAACTGGACGTCGGTGGTTCGCATCGCGAACATCGACAAGTCCCTGCTCATCGCCGGAACGGGCGCGGACCTGTTCGACCGTCTCATCCAGGCGAAGCACAAGCTGTCTCGTGGACAGAACTCCAAGAGCCGGGGCATCTACGCGAACTCCACCACGCTCATGATGTTCGACATCCAGGCCCGGAACGACGTGATCGCGGGCGGCGGACTTCGGTTCGAGAACGTCGGCGGCGAGTCGATGCGGATGTGGCAGGACATTCCGGTCAACGTGGAAGACCAGCTGACCGAGTCCGAGTCGGTGGTTTCGTAAACGAGTACCTGAGAAAGGAAAGGAAACGAAGACATGGCTATTGACGCTCTCATGAAGTTCTACAGCAATACCGCCATCACTGGCGACACGAACAGCGACATCATGCCGCTGAGCGCGACCCGCCAGTTTGGCTGCGGTGCCCGGCCCCTGTACATCGACGGGGTTTGCACGGTCACGTTCGATGACTCCAGCAACAACAGCTCCGCTGTGGTTGTCTGCCAGTCCTCGCCCTACGAGGCGTTCAACTCGTCCATCACGAATACCACGCTGATGACGATTGCGACGAACACGACTGCGGGCACCCGGATCGGCCCCGTTGCTCTCCCGCTCCTCGGCGCGGACAAGGCGTACCTGCGCCTGACCACGACCGTCAGCGGCGGCAACTTCTCGAACGGGTCGATCACGATGTGGCTCACCCCCGATCCCCAGGGCTGGACGGCCCAGCCGGTGGGTTGGACCGGACCCAACCTGTCCTAGTAGCTATTCATGCGCGTGGGGACTTGGCTGGCGTGTGCTGGCCAAGTCCCCTGCGTCCCGTTTTGAAGGAAAGGCCAGATGGAAAAGCTCACGCCGGAAGAAAAGAAGGCGAACCTTGCGGAGTACAAGAAGACCATTCACCCGCCTCGCCCCGGCGAGCCCATGGTTCCGGTTCGCGTCATGCACCCCGGCGGCTACTGGCATTGTCCTCCCGAGACGCCCAACATGGGAAAGAAGTATCTCGAGGGGGAGGAACTTCTGGTTCCCGAACACATCTGGCTCAACTCGGACTATCACGCGCCCCGGCTTAGCCTGAGCGGCATGATGCTTCGCGGTGTCTTTGAGCGCACCGATCAGCACGCCGCCAAGGGCGAAGTGGGCCGGGCCGCGAACGATGACGCCAAGGCGCTCGCTAAGCGCGTGCAGGAGCTTGAGCGCCAGCTGCTCATCGCCACTGGTCGGCCGGCTTCTGAGACGCCGCTCGTCGCCATCGACAAGAGTGAGGAGATCTAACCTATGTCCATCGGTTCCGCCCATGTGTTCATTCCGGTTGGGCCCACCAGCCGGTTCAACGCCAACACGACTGCGGCGAACGGGGTTCAGCCGTCCGGCGATACCAAGCAGGTTGCCGGCGTCTACCGCCAGTACCGCATCATCCAGCACGGCAACGATACCGTCTGGGCGTCGTTCGGGAACAGCAACACCGCCGCCGCGAACGCTGCGGTGATTCCGACGAACGCCGCTGCGGGCGCGACCAACGCCTACTCCGTGCCTCCCAATACGCCCGTGTTTATCACGGCCCTGGTGGGGCAGTACTGGACGGGCATCGTTGCTACCACGAATACCGCCGTGTTCATCAC